TCTGGGTATTTCATAGGAGACGATGTAAAAAAAATAGAATATGAAACTACTTCGAATAATGTGTCAATAACCAAAATATACAGCAGTAATCTAACTGGATTGGAAAACGGTAGTTATATTAATTTCGAAGAGACTAGTCATTCTAGTGATTATTACAAAGATGGGCAAAAATTTAAAGTATCAAATGTAAATAAACTGCTAGGTACATTTACTATCAATGGGTATGAAACACCGGATATGACTAAACATGTTAAATGGGGGTTAGCAAAGGATGATGTTACTCCACAGGATATATTCCGCATGACAAATGAAGGTCCTGACGAAAGAGCAGTGATTGCTAAATACTGTATTCAGGATTGTAACCTGGTTCATCATCTAATGAATAAGATTGATGTAATGACTAGTTATGTAGAAATGTCCAAAATTTGTAGTGTACCTATCAATTTCTTAGTAATGCGTGGACAAGGCATTAAATTAACTAGTTATATTGCTAAGAAATGTCGTGAAAAGAAAACATTAATGCCCGTGTTAGAGAAGCCAATGTTTGACGATGGTTATGAAGGTGCCATAGTACTTGATCCAAAATGTGATCTATATCTAGACAATCCAGTCGCATGTGTAGATTATAGTTCACTATACCCATCGTCTATGATTAGTGAAAATCTATCACATGATAGTAAGGTATGGACAAAGGAATATGATCTAAATGGAAGACAAATAAACGAAACAGGTGAGAAAGATGATCGTGGCAATTTTATATATGACAATTTGCCGGAATATGAGTATGTAGATGTTGAATATGACACTTTCAACTGGATAAAGAATGAACGTGGTAAGGCTGAAAAAACCCACAGTGGTAAAAAAGTATGTCGTTTTGCTCAATTTCCAAAGGGTAGAGCAATCATGCCATCAATCTTGGAAGAATTGCTTGCTTCTAGAAAAGCAACAAGAAAGCTGATTCCACAACAAACAGATGAATTTATGAAAAATATTTTAGATAAGAGACAGTTGAGTTATAAGTTGACAGCAAATTCGTTGTATGGTCAATGTGGTGCGAAGACGAGCACATTTTATGAGAAGGATGTAGCTGCATCATGTACAGCAACCGGACGTAAACTATTAACTTATGCGAAGCGTGTAATAGAAGAAACATATGGAGATGTTATTATTGAGACTAAGTTTGGAAAAGTTCATTCGAATGCCGAATATGTGTATGGTGATAGCGTAGCAAAATATACTCCGGTTTATGTGCGAGTAAATGGACAATTACAAATCGTTGAAATAGAACAACTAGCTGAAAAATATGGAGGTAATCAATGGACAATATGTACAGAGGAGGGTAAGCAAGACAAGGAATTTTGTGAATTATATGGAATAGAGACATGGACAGACAAAGGGTGGACAAAGTTATGTCGCATTATTCGCCATCAGTTGGCAAGCCATAAAAAGATGATTCGTATTCTCACCCATACAGGTATGGTAGATGTAACGGATGACCATTCACTTTTACTGGAATGTGGAAGCGAAATATCCCCAAAAGATGTAGAAATAGGAACAAAGTTGCTTCACAAGACGCTTGAATATAAAGCGAATAATAATAACACATCCTGTATAAGTACTGACATGGCAAAAATATATGGTTTCTTCTTTGGTGACGGAAGTTGTGGGGTATATGATTGTCCTAGTGGCAAAAAAGCGTCGTGGGCCTTGAATAATGCGAATGAATATTTGCTGGATAAATATGTTAGCTTGTGTAGAACATGTTATCCAGATTTTGATTGGAAAATATATGACACTATAAGCAGTTCTGGTGTGTATAAAATTGTGTTTAATGGAGATGTATATGGAAATAAAAGCAAGTTTATAGAAACATACCATTCTCAAATGTATTGTGGAAAGAGTAAAATAATTCCAGACTTTATATTGAATGGAACCGACAATATTAGAGAAGCCTTTTGGGAAGGTTTATATGATGCAGACGGCGACAAGGATAAATACGGTTATATAAGAATTGACCAAAAAAACCAAATAAGTGCTGCGCAGATATGTTGGTTAGCAAACAGTATAGGGTACAAGACTTCGATTAATACTCGTACAGACAAACCAAATATTTATAGAGTTACTGCGACAAAAGGTTCGCAACGAAAAGTAGGAAATGCGATAAAAAAAATGATGGAATTAGAATATACAGATTATGTATATGATTTGACAACCGAAAACCATCATTTCGCGGCGGGCATTGGTAATATGATCGTTCATAATACGGACTCTGTATTCTTTACCTTTAATTTAAAAACACCAGAAGGCCTGGATATTCGTGGTCAAAAGGCACTTGAAATCACGATTGAATTGGCGAAAGAAGCTGGTCATATGGCTACAAAGTTCTTAAAGAAGCCTCATGATTTGGAGTATGAAAAGACATTTATGCCGTTCTGTCTGTTATCTAAAAAGAGGTATGTTGGGATGTTATATGAAACTGATCCCAATAAAGGGACACGAAAAAGCATGGGAATTGTATTAAAGCGTCGCGACAATGCTCCGATTGTAAAAGATGTATATGGGGGCATCATTGATATTCTTATGAAGGAAAAAAACATACAAAAGGCGGTGGAATTTCTACAGACATGTTTAAAAAATATTGTCGATGAAAAATATCCAATGGAAAAGTTAATCATAACAAAGTCGCTTCGTTCTAATTATAAAAATCCACGGCAAATTGCTCATAAGGTATTGGCTGATCGAATTGGAAAACGAGACCCGGGAAATAAGCCCAGTAGTGGCGATCGAATACCATTTGTGTATATTGAAACGAAAAATAAGGCGGCCTTACAGGGTGAGAAAATCGAACATCCTGATTATATAATACAGCACAAGATTCGACCAAATTATTCGTTTTATATTACAAATCAAATTATGAAACCGGTGCAACAAGTGTTTGCCCTGGTACTTGAACATATCGACGCGTTTAAAAGGAAAAAGAGAAATTTTCAAATGAAAATAGACACGCTAAAAAATACAATCGATGATCCAGATAAGTTAATATCCAAAATATCTGATTTAAAAAATAAAGAAGTCAAGGAACTATTATTTGATACTTATATAAGAGAAACAGATAATATGAAGAACAATATGAAAAGTATTACATCATTCTTTGTGTAAAAATATACGCGTATAAATATTACAAAAACAATCTCCAAAAAAATGAAGTATCCGAGCCATTATATGATGTAGAATAGGATTTAAAATAGAGTTGATCACTCTATTTTAAATAATTATAAACCGAGTAGAATAATGTCATTTATGCCAGTCAATCATTTTCAGACGTGTTTATATCGGATACTAATTTATTATTTATGGGTGCTTATAATTTTTTAATTATAATGCTGCTAGCTACATAGGTCGATAATGATATCCACATTGAATAAATGACATTTCCTCCTTCGTTGATTACCCATCGAAATGCGATACAATGAGGGGTTACCGATAGAAATGGTGATAGAAACATCCCATACCATGTAGCTGGAGTACAATAATATATATATAAGTGCGAACAAACATAATGGATAAAAATCCATCCAATGTAAAACACTAATATTGGTTTTATATGAACAATTTGATCCTTAACAAATTGGCAGCAACGATCACACATCTATATTACATTATATAACCTATATATATCTTTAATATCGTTTGTTATACAGTATGTAAATTACAACAATATACAATTATACTAGCATGTAAACAATTGCTTACTATCTACGACGGCTAAGAGCGTTTAACGCATTATATAATATATCAGATTGGTTTGTTGAAGTAGTATTGGTTGAGGATGTACTCGAAGGTGTTTGTATGATATATTCCAAGAAAATATCACTTGTGTTAAATAGATTATTTGAATTATCCACATTACCCAACGATTGAATATGATTGTTCAAGGTTGGATGTAAAGTTGCCAATTGGGATGTGAATGAAGTTATAAAATCCACGGCTATCGAATTTAAATCGTTTTGTTCGCTTGAGTTCTCCATGTTAGTCACTCCCGAACTAGTAACCCGACTAGTAGCATTAGACGATATAGTAGCATTAGACGAGGCAGTAGCGTTAGCACGTGTCGAATCAGCAATGTCGTATTCTTCTTGATCGTCTACATCACTATCGCTGTTATCTACATGATCCTCGTTGACGTCATTACCGATTGAATTAATTGGTATATTCGGATTATTATTATATTGACGAATATCATATCTACATACGGGACAAAATACACTAGCATTGAACCATGTATTAATTGCTTCCGTTTTAAAACAATGACCACAATGATGTAATCTGGTTATCATGTCATTAACTGTAAATAACTCTTGAGTAATGGAACACATATCATGTCCTATATCAACATCCCATCGTATGAGTTCCGTTGCGTTGGATATTTCGGCAGAGGTAGGCCGAACTATTACGGGTGTCAAATTGTCTAGTCCGGATGGATTAAATGAGTACAACAATATATTTGACAGTAAGCTAGGCAATCGTTCTTCAGTAGTTGTTCTATCGGTTCTATCGGTTCTATTTGTTCTATCGGTTCTATCGGTTCTATTTGTTCTAATGGGTAAATTATTTATAGGGCGTCTTATTAACCTTGGATCAATAGTAGATTGTCCCGCATTAATAGGCGAATATAGTCTGTCGAAATTTGTATTGCTAGATGGTCTGGGATTTTGTTGTCCGATTCGATGTTGTCTAATAGTATTATTACTACCAACCGTATTTATAGTATGCGGTAAACCACGGTTCGTGTGAAAATAAGGTATAGCTGAATGATGTATATTATTATTATAGTTATTATTATGGTTATTACTATAGTTATTATTATTGTCGTGTCTTAATACTTCTCTAATACCCGATTCAATTTGTCGAATAGTATCTATAGTTTGGTTGTAATTAATAAGAGTGTTGTGTAACAATGTATTGTATATATCTAAAAAACTAGACTGTGTATTATTATTATGATTATTACTCATTAAATATACATAGATGCTATATTTAAATATTTAATTTTTTACAATGATAAAATAATTATTTAAATAATATGTCCTATATTACATTAACGTTAACATGAAAGGCGTCGGAACTGGACTCACTGGGTTGGCAAATCTAGGAAATACATGTTTTATAAATTCATGTATGCAAGTACTAAGCCATACATATGAACTAAATATGGTATTAGATAAAGATAATGGAAGTTATAAGAATAAATTATCGGCTCATCACGATAAAAAATACGTGTTAGATTCAAAATTATTGGTTGAATGGGATAAACTTAGACAGTTAATGTGGGAAGAAAATAGGGTATTATCGCCTGGTGGTTTTATAACGGCTATACAATATGTGGCTAATCATAAAAAGAGGGATATGTTTACAGGATTCGCCCAAAATGATCTACCTGAATTTTTACTATTTATCATAGATACATTTCATACAGGCTTAAGAAGAGAAGTAGAAATGGTTATCAAAGGTAAAGCCGAAAGTAATACTGACAAATTGGCGGTTAGTTGTTTTAATATGATGAAAAATATGTATAGCAAAGAGTATTCGGAGATGCTAGATATATTCTATGGTATACATGTGTCTAAAATCGAACAGGACGGTAATATTATGAGCATTAACCCTGAGCCGTTTTTTATAATCGATTTACCGATTGTCATGAATAAAATGACATGTACACTATTAGATTGTTTTGATATGTATTGTATGAGTGAAAAATTAGAAGGAGATAATGGGTGGTACAACGATAAAACCGGTTGTAAAGAAAACGCTGAAAAACGATTGAGATTCTGGAGTCTTCCAACCATTCTGGTTTTAGATATAAAACGGTTTACATACAATGGAAAAAAAATAAAAAAGCCAATTGAATTAGAGCTAAATGAGTTAGACTTGTGTAAATATGTCGACGGATATGACAAGGAGTCATATAAATATGAATTATACGGTGTATGTAATCATAGTGGAGGAACATTGGGAGGCCATTACACAGCAACAATAAGAGTACAATCGGGAGAATGGTATTTATTTAATGACACACAAGTATCAAGGGTGAATTTTGACGGTAAAAACAATACGGCTGGGTATTGTTTATTCTATAGAAAAATAAAAAAAAATAAATAAATAAATATATAGTAAAATGATTTTATCATATGATTCTATATTTGGAATTCCTACAATAGATGGAGATAATCTTAGAGCAAAAAATGGAAGTAATACTACAGGGTTCATGATAAACACCTGGTCCATATTATTATTTTTAATCATACTAGTCTTATTTCTGATTGTACTTTCCAATTTAGGAACAAATGAGTCTAGCTCTATTACACCAAGTAACGACACAAATACAATGTCCATATTGTTAGGTGGCGTGTTAATGGTGGTTTTCTTATTGAATGGATTACAATATTTTTACAATATGAATTTAACAACCGTATTAACAAATTTGTTCACAGTAAACCCTTCTTTAGACATAACTGTTGATAAGTTAGCATCCTCGGCAGACTTAGCAATTGTTCCTGAAATAACCACGAAGCCACAGGTATATCATATACCGGGTAATAATTATACATATGATAATGCTGAGGCAGTATGTCAAGCATATGGATCACGACTAGCTACATATAATGAATTAGAAGATGCTTATGAAGGTGGTGCAGAGTGGTGTAGTTATGGATGGTCTGACAAACAAATGGGATTATTTCCTACACAAAAGAAAACATGGGATCATTTACAAACGATAGAAGGACATGAACATGATTGTGGACGTCCAGGAATCAATGGTGGATATATTGCCAATAAAAATGTGCGCTTTGGTGTCAACTGCTTTGGATATAAACCAAAAATTACGGATGAAGAAAAAAGCATGATGAATACAGCGCCATTATACCCAAAAACATTGAAAGATATTAAACAAGAAAAGCGAGTAGACTACTGGAAAAGTAAAATACCAGATATATTAATAGCCCCGTTCAACAAGGACGTTTGGAGTTTGATTTAATATGATCACAAACTATTTTATTAATTATTATTTATTATTGTATATGTTATAATAAATAATGATTTTTATTTGTTTTTGCGTGTCATTTTTTGTTTCTTATCTCTCTTCTTTCTAGTTTTAATTGAAACAGATGCTCTCTTGTCTGGAGAAACTAGTTCAAGTAGTTTATCATATAAAGTATCTTCTATAGGTTCTTTGCTATTTTCATATTTGACCTTATGATTTTTATTACCACGCGACTGTGGCTCTATATAGAACAATCCGGCTGGCACAACCATGTCTTTGAATGATTTTAGAGTGGTATTATGATTAACACTTGATTTTAAACCGGCACCTATCTGATAATTACTACCATCAATAGTATTAGTTGTATCCCCGTATATAGTATTTTCTAATAGTTCAGATCTAATGGTGAATCCACCTCCGGTCAATTGGCCTTGCTTATCTGTCAAAAATACAAAATCATTTTCATAGTCAATGCTATCCATATACATATTATGGACATAAATTAATCATTATAATATCGCTTAATATCATTAATTGTTTTAATCTCTCGTTTATCCTTGATGTAATTCATAATTTGGTTAACCTTGGCTTCGTCTCCAAAAATTTCAAGTAAACATGTTTCAAGAAAGCGTAATGTTATTGGTGCGGTTTGCTTAACATCGGTAAAGCGTAATTTACCATCCGATATTTTAATAGTAGACGAATTTAGTTTATTACTATTAACGAATGTCATAATGAGTTCAGTTAATGTGTTTTTTTCGTTCCTGATATTCTTAACATCATCGTTTATTTTTTTGATGCGTGTATCCAATTGTACCCATTTTTTTATGTTTTCTTGAAAACCCTCCATTTTACTAATATATCTATCTAAATATTAGTAAAATACAAATATACTTTATTACACAAGTTAGAAAGAGACAATCAATATATAATCAATATATAATCAACTATCTATTCTCAGTAATATTTCTTTCTATATGTCTTGGACTTTGTATTATCAGACATAGTACTACGATGTTTGCGTTGACTACGCTTTTGAAGAGCAAAAAGTCCATATGGAACAATCGCCTCTTTAAGTAATCCAAGAAATCCACCCGTCTTTCCTCTACCCATTCTTCTTTTCTTACCACCAATTAATCCACAACCACATCCTCCACCTCGTTTAACCGATTGTTTACTCATATGTTTTCTACTGCGTCTAGCATGATACTTAGTACGGCGTTTTCCGCCTAACATAGATGCGTTGGGCATAGGCCATCCGCGTTCAGCCACTTGTCTCTCTACATAGCCAACGCCACTACCCATACCAGATTGGTGTACGACAGGTGCTTTATCAGTCATTATATATTTATAACATATATTTTTATTTTCTATAATCGATTATCGAAAATATATAATGTGTAATATGACTATGGCTATATCAAATTGGCACTAAAATAATAGGTTGTTCAAAGATAAACTTTTTAAATTGTTACGCAATAATAGATAAAAAATGCCTAAAATTAATAAAAAACTAATAATAACGAATAACAATGACAAATAGATATAGGGATAAATTTCCAGAACAATTAAACTGACAAGTGGTTTAAATAATTCCTTTAATTCTTTTTTTACATCATCTCTGGCTAATATTAACAGACACTGTTCTATCAATTGTTCCCTCATTAATTTAATAATTTATAAAATAATTATTTATTTAGCGTGTTATATTTCATTTGTTTTTTTCTGTCTTCTTCTATAATGGACCAACACATATATATAACGGATACATGCTTTGATTTTACAAAAATTTCTATCTCTCAACCAGTTGCTATACAGGGTGGGTCTTATATTACAAAAATCAAATGCGATAACAGTCCGTTGTACATTCAAACACCTAAATGTTTTACTAAACAAGGTTTGAATGAGACGAGTAAAAAAGCGCATATCGACTTGATGTATTCTAACGATACGGATAATGACACGGTTATAGAATGGTTTGAAAATTTAGAAGCAACTTTAGTAAAGTTAATATATGATAAACGAGAATTATGGTTTCAAAATGAAATGGACTTAGAAGACATTGAAAACTTTTTCAATCCAATAACGAGATCATACAAGGGCGGCAAATTTCATTTAATCAGAATAAATATTCCCAAAAATAAAACAATAAACTCTCAATATTTATGTAATGTGTACGATGAAAATGAAAATATGCTACCTATTGAAGATTTGAACGAGACACATAATATTATCCCTTGTATGGAGGTTCAAGGAATCAGGTTTTCAGCTAGAAATTTTCAGGTAGAATTAATTGGAAAACAATTAATGGTTCTAATTAACAAGCCAATTTTTAATACTTGTATTATAAAGCGTGATACCTCTCATAGTATCACTAATGGTGTTAGTACTGAATATAGTGGTGTTGTTACCAAATCTAACATGGATATTGATATGCTTCCAAAAAATACAGATGATGATAATTCAAAAAACAATACAATACATTTAGAAACTATAACAACAAATGTGATAGATGACACATTAAATGAAAATAAAAGTGAACAAGACCATGACACATCCCATGACCAACCGCAAGAACCAGACACATCCCATGACCAACCGCCAGAACCAGACCAAACGCAAGACCAAACGCAAGACCAACCGCAAGACCTACCGCAAGACCAACAGCAAGACCAACCGCAAGACCAACCGCAAGACCAACCGCAAGACCAAACGCAAGAACTAGAACAAAAGCAATATCAAAAACAACAGCTAGATCAAGAGCAAGAACCCGACTACCATGATGATATTATAGATAACAACAATAAAAGTGGTATGAACAATAATGTAGATATCGACATAGATATAGACATAGCAAACAATCTCAATAATAAAACAGTATCTTTAGAAGATGTATTAAACAAAATAAATGTTAATAGTGTAACATCTAATATCAAATTAAAAAACCCGAACGATGTATATTATGAAATGTACAAATTAACAAGACAAAAGGCAAAACAACATAAAAAAGCATCACTTGTACATTATTTAGAAGCTAAGAAAATAAAAAACACCTATTTACTTGACGATTTGTATGATAGCAACGGTTCTAGCACAGATGAAGACGATAATAGTGATTCTGAAGAAATAAAAAACCACATGAATGATTTTGTCGAAGAACTAACGTGATATACATACCCTGGTTATATGTTAATTGAATAATTAGAGTAGGATAAAAATTATAGAATGAATATGATTTAGTAATTTAGAAGAAGCCATGAATGACTATTAATGATTAATGAATATACCGTTAATTATTAATTGAGACTACTTGTTATTGATAATTCATAATTAACGGTATATGTTTATATTTACAAAAAAATATTTTATCATTTATTTTATATAATGGACTTCGTGAAGAATTTAAAGAAGCTTAAGGTAGAACATGTTATTCTCTTTTTAGTGGGTGCATTATTTTTAATTTTCTTAATTAATTCGTATAGCAACAATAAGAGCGGTCTCGCTTCAGAGCAAATGCGCAGCAAAGACACACAAGAGATGTTTAACCAAGTACACTCTAACTCTCAGGTTGAACCTTCCCAACCTTTAGGTAAAAATGAAACTTACGCATCCGCTACCGGTATGTCGACTTCGTCTCAAGGACTCCCACCGTCTTGTTCTAGACAAGCAGTCGCCGATCCGTCTGAGCTTCTACCAAAGGACACCAATAGTCAATGGGCACAGTTAAATCCTACTGGATCTGGAGATTTACAAAATGTAAACTTGCTTCGTGCCGGTTATCATATGGGTATTGACACTGTTGGAAACAGCTTAAGAAATGCTAACTTACAGCTTCGTTCAGAGCCAGCGAATCCTCAGGTTAATGTTGGACCCTGGAACAACACTACTATTTCCCCCGACACAATGCGTGTTCCTCTTGAAATTGGACAAGGTGGTCAATAAATTTATACAATAATTATTACTAATATAGAATATAAGCGATTGTATTCTACATTATCATGTAGGTAATTTCAATTCAAACCAGTAATAGTGTTTAATAAATAAATTAATATAATTTATATTATATTAATTTATTATAGATGAGGATTCGTATTAACATGTTTGGGTTTATAATACTTTTATTTATAATATTAATTGCGTTAAAAATATACATGGAATCAGATGTATACAACCTGCGATGTATTGTTTCGACCGTAAATGGTAAGAAATTCTGTGTACGCGAAAGAAAAAATCTTCAGAAGGCGTCCGATTTATTAGCAAATACCACAGATAAATTAGACTATTTAGTTCAAAACATGAAGCAACGGTATTCTAATCGTGAGAATGTAAAGAGATTAGTTGACAATTATAATCCTACTACAATAAAAGAAACCTTACCAACTAGCGAATACACTGCGTATAGTGAAAATAAAGGAGAGAAAATAGCATTATGTTTAAACAAAAAAAAACACGACAATGATAATTTAATAGACGCCAATACATTAATGTTTGTAGCAATACATGAATTAGCACATATTATGACGGATGCTATTGGTCATGGTGAAGAATTTTGGAGTAACTTTAAATTTCTACTAGAAAACGCAGTTGAATTAAACATTTATACACCGATTGATTATAAAAAAGAACCAGAGAGTTATTGTGGAATGAACATAACAGATAATCCTTATTACGACCTTTAACAGGCCAAGCAGTATACCTTAACACTATATACCATATACCATCTAACTTGTAATAAATCACACGAGTAATAAATCATACGAGTAATAAATCACACGAGTAATAAATCATACGAGTAATAAATCATACGAGTAATAAATCACACGAGTAATTTAATCTTAGATTTTACTGTCTGAATTTCTCTCGCTTCTTCGTTCCTGATAGTAAAATAATAATGCGGATAAACATCTACATGTATGTCTACTACAGTCCATATACTATTTTTATACTCAACCTGCATATCACGTTGTAATCGCTTGTATATTAAATGATATGTGCTTTTACCTCGGTCGGTTAGTTCGTGGTATGGTTCAAATTTGTAAGACAAATAATTGTCAGGAATGTCTGGGAAATAAGTATCACAATCATATACATCATCTATGTAGGTGAGATATATATAATCGACTAGATTATTCTCCAGGTATTGTTTATATATTTGAGCCCCACCAATTACCCATATATTGTCATAATTGCGTGTAGAGGTATACTTGGTTAGCCGATCTATAGTCTGGAATGATTTAACCACATTACTATTATGTATATCATCGGTTTGTAATGTGTTTGATAATATTAAGTTATCGCGATCCTTTAAAAATCCAGCACTATTCCATGTGTTTTTACCCATAATAACGGCATTGTTATTGTTACCAACAGTAAGTTTTCGGAAATATTTTAAATCTTTTGGTAAATTCCAGGGCATATTATTTCGTAATCCGATACCTTGATTTGTACACATTGCTACAATTACATTAATTGGCATATTTATATATAAAATAATATTTTGATTTTATATATAAATGACTGAGATATTTAAAGTATGTAATTTAACAGATAATGATACTATACAAAATATTACAGTATACTTTGGTTCCAATAATTATACTGATAATTTAAATGAACTCTTTAAAAATAACAATACTGACCCATTGTTCAGTGGTCTATTTAGTGAAGACGAAATTAAAAAAATAACAACGGACAAAATACCAGTTATATTTACAAGTCAATCGATATACTCGGATGATTCCATTGAAACTATTAAAAAGAAGATAATAATCAATTTTGATCAACAAATATCCTTTGATGAAATTTACTTATTTGGAAAACAGATTCAATTGCTGGATAATACCCAAATATACGATAATTTAACACACTATGGTAAGATAACACTTAACAAATATATGTTGTTACAGTTTCTGTCAAATATTAACAATTTTGATATTAAAACGGTACCTGTAAAAGATTTCTATAATTACATTGATATAAATGATTTGAATTTATCAAACAAACAGCATTTGATTGATATAGCTATAGGTCAACATATTATCACTTCAGATAACAAATACAGTTATACAATAAATCCATATAATATTATTAATTACGACAAACAATTAATATCACATGCCGAGAATATAATAACAACATCCAATAAAGACTTACTTTTAAATAGTGGCGTTATATTTAACAATACGATATATATGTGTAGTGCGATGGATGTATATAAATCAATAGTACCTAAAAATTTATCTGAAAAAACAACTACATACATATACTATCCTTTTTTGAAAGAAAAGAATGTTTTTAACATAAGTGATCTTAAAGACAGACAAATTGCCTTGTTAGAAACAAACAAGACTATCATAAATGATCGATTCGTTAAACAGGTTGATAATATAGATTTATTTCACAACATATATGATTCTAGAAAGAACGATTTAAACTACATCGAACAGGGTATTCAATTAATGGAATTTTCAATATCTCAGAATATAGAATATAATCTACCGCTTGATATAATATTTAAACTGATTCATACTACAAAAATAATGCCTTTTATCAAATATAATCCCTCGAAAAGTAAAGAAAATATCTACAGGTTATATTGTGACAAAACAGCAAAAAACGGTAAAAAAATTCCTTACTTGTCGAAAAATTTGATATTTAAGTTGATGAAGACAATCGGCGTATCAAAACGCGTATCATGTTATATAGAACATAATACAGATGATGGACCGGTTATTCCTATAATATTGGATTTTGACAACTTTGCGAACATTTATGTTAAAATGGAATTTAAACAAACATACTCTATACCGGCGATTGAAAAAATAGTCCAATCCGCAATAAATCCAGTTATAGATATCGTTCAACAATATTTGAAAAATAGCGGTTATAAAATGAATACATTCTCAAGCTTTTATGATACTAATATTGAAATAATGAACATGAAATATTACGCTTATATCGCTATTGAAAAAAATATTAATTTGAATAATATATTAGGATGTGTTTCTAGTATGTTTAATGTTGTTGTTGGGGAATTAAAAAATGGAATTGTAATGCGATATAAGCGTGTCTCTAATTTTAATGAGATGGATAATATGGAGGCATTTATTGTTGAGTTACTGAATAATACTTCTCAAGAGAAAGATATAGTTACGGCATTAATTGAAAACTTTCAATTAAAAGAAATAGACGCTCAAATGAAGATAGCAAGCGTATTAAATAATATACAGGTTGTTCAAAACTTAAACAAGAAAAGACGATTACGAATAAAAAACAACCCTGGATTTTTAACAAAAATAACACAAGATCGATTTAAACAAAACATTATGATAGAAATGGCAAACATTAATAATATATTTTATATGGATTCTATACCTATTTATTTAGATTCACTGATTAGAATTACTCAGAAACCGGATACTAGTCGTGTAGAGGTTTCTACTATAGATTTATTGTGTAAAACACGAGTAATAGATGATACGGTTGAAAATATAAAAGAAGTTGTGGCCCCATCTGAGAGATCGTTGACAGAAAATATACCAGTAGCAATAGTGGCTCAAGATTTAGCATTTGGTGACGCCGCTGCTAATATCAGAGAAAAAAGTATAAATGTGTTGGATTTTATGTTTGATGATGACGAAGATGAAAACGAAGATAAAAACAAAGATAAAGACCAAGGTCAAGATAATACGGATAGTAATCAAAATGAGAATGATGATGAATTTGAAATAGAATATGTTGGCGGAAATGATTCACCAGTTTCACCTGGTATTGACGTAGAATTAGACGAAGATGATGACAATGCCTCAATTGACGTTGATATGGATGAATCCCCTGGTATTGATATAGAGTTAGACGAAGAAGATGATAACAATGCCTCAATTGGCGTTGATATGGACGAATCTCCTGGTATTGATGTAGAGTTAGACGAAGAAGATGATATTAAAATACCATCTCCCATCAAGGAACCATCTCCCATCAAGGAACCATCTCCCATCAAGGAACCATCTCCCATCAAGGAACCATCTCCCATCAAGGAGCCATCTCCCATCAAGGACCCATCTCCCATCAAGGAACCAGAAACTAAAAAACAAGCAGTGAAAAAAAAGGTAAAGCTACGCATAATTGAAGACGATGCCGATAACAACAATGAAAATGTACAGATGGATATTACCGGTATGAAAATAGCCGATCCGAATCCATTTTTCACATCTATGTATGATAGAGACCCATCATTATTTTTAACAGAGTCTGATGGTAAATATAGTGCTTATTCACGAATATGTCCATGGAGCAAAAGAAGACAACCAGTTATTCTCACAGACGAAGAGAAGGAGAGAATAGATAGAGAACATCCTGGATCATACGAACACGCAATTAAATATGGATCGAGTCCTGACAAACAGTACTGGTATATTTGTCCACGATACTGGGACTTAAAGAATAACACTAGTTTAACGGAGGAAGAGGTAAAAAGTGGTAAATACGGTGGTATTATTCCACAAAATGCAAAGACTGTGCCGCGAGATAAAAATATTTGGGAATTTAATGACTCCGAAGGAGCAAAACCAATATATCATCAAGACAAGTATGGCAATTATGTTAACCTTTATCCTGGATTTTTAAAGGAAGATGTACATCCTAAGGGTTTGCGGGTGCCATGTTGTTTTAAAATATGGAGAAATCCAGATGTTGTGGTCGCACACAAACAAGACATAGACCAATATATTATAGGTCCTGATAAATTTCCATTAGAATCAGGTAGATTTGGATACTTACCCGCAAGCATTCAACGGTTCATTCAGTCGGACAATAAAAAGTGTCAGGTTAGTAATGTAAATACCAACTTAAAAAAGGAACATCCGTGCTATTTAAGAAAAGGCGTAGAAAATAATACCAATAAATCGTTTATAGCATGTATATCAGATATTTATGGTGAATTAAATAACAATACCATATTGACAATAGATAACATGATAGAAGAAAAATTAATACCCGTATTAACATTAGACAAGTTTGTTAGATATCAAAACGGTAATTTAATTACTTCGTTTAAAAGTAAAGATACCAGCCCAATAAAATTACAACCTATAGAGATGAGCGAGTATGTGAATTCAACAATATATAAACAACTATATGATAAGAATCAAGACCAGTTGAAAGCGATATTAAGTGCACATACCAATTTTAAGGAATATCTACGATCAAGTAATTCGGTGGTTCATTACGAATACCTATGGGACTTGATCAGCGATCGTAATGATAATCTATTTAAAAATGGATTAAACCTTATCATACTCGAACTTCCATTAGACGATACAACCGCTAATATAAACATAATATGTCCAACGAATTTTTATTCGATTAATAAATTCGATCCCACCAAAGATACAGCAATTATGATTAAGAAATATGAATATTTTGAACCCATATATATAGTTATAGATGAATCAAAGACAAACATGACAAAATTAGTTACAACAAAAATATATGATCCTAATTTAATGACAAAGGTTCCCAATTTAAAATCAATAGCTAATACGATTCAGGACATATATCAGTCAATGTGTAAACCGTTGGCTAGTATTACTAATATCGCAAGTAAATACAATTTCAGAGAGATCAAGTTTACTAGAAATCACACTCTCGAGAAGATGATTGAAATATTAAAGAAATATAATATACAAATTGAAAATACAGTTGTAAACTATGATAATAAAGTGATTGGATTGAATATCCGTGCGAATGAAAACATTGGATTCATCCCGTGTTTTCCGTCAGGAATAATGACCAACTATCCAATAATCACAATGAACGAGAATATAGAGTGGAAAACGTTTGAAGACACTATTCTATTTTTAAATAATATTAGACAATTAACCGAAGGAAATATATTATGTAAACCAGTTGTCAAAATAATAGATTACGGATTAATCGTTGGTGTTTTAACAGAGACCAATCAATTTATTGAATTAATTGAGCCAGAACAAGATACAGATATTAGCATAAAATATTCAATAGACGATGAAAACTTCCACACGGTAAATAAGGTAGTACAAACGAGTAAAAACCCAGACAGGAAGCGTATTGAATATATTAAAAATATACGGTTGGAAACGGAATTATATAATTCGTTTCGTAATAGATTAAAAAAAATGTTTAATGAGTTCAGCAATAAATCAATTCGTGATGAAATAGAAGGTATATCAAAGTCACCATATATGGTGTATCATCTTCAATTAGAAAAGATCATATCATTAATTAAAATAATAATGAAAGACGAGGTCGAATTTGTTTTGGTTAACAAAACAACCATACAAAACATTGAAGACAACCTGCGCGAAGGAATAACACTACTAATTCCAAAAAATAATTTATTGAGTAATTTGGATAACGAAAGTATATATTATAGTAAAATTTCAGACGAATTAATTAGGTACAATCGTATTAAACAGTTCATGTTTGAACCTAATATATATTTATCGTTTAGTGACATAAAATATAATTTAAATGATAATGAAATAATCTTATTACAATCCCTATTAACAGTTGACTATTTTGATAATCTTATACCTGATAACAAAAGCAAGTATATTACATTTAATACATATGATACAGTACAACCAAATATAACACAAAAATATGACAACGAATATGAAAAGCCGATTATATTAAAGAAAACCGGTAAACGATTAAATATTATTAATGATACAATTCAAAAACAAAATACAGGGGATGATTTGACAAGTAACGATATAATATCTCAAACTGAAAAAGTAGTAGAAAATCCAGTTAAAAACAAGAAAATCGTAAAAAAAATAAAACTTGTAGAATAAAAACATGATATCTGGTAGAATAAAAACATGATATCTGGTATAAAATGAGTAGAGAAATTTCTCATCATTACTAACTAATACTTTCGGATTCACTCTCGTATAAATCAGTGTCATCCTCTAGATCAATTTCACTAGTCGATATTCCATACCCAATAGTATGATAATATTCTAACTCATTATCATTCTCTTCATTTATGACAATAGTATCATCATTGCTACTATTGTCGCCCCCCTCATTTTGTACCTGGTTTATAATATCGTCCCCCTCATTTTGTACCTGGTTTATAATATCGTCCCCCTCATTTTGTACCTGGTTGTTTAAATTAAGCTCACTCATTGGCGGTACGGAACTATTATTACGAGATATACCATTATAATGTACACTAGATGTGACTGGTGTAGTCTGGTGATATTTGTCCCGTATGATATTATTTTGTTTTTCTGTAAATACATAATTATTGATAAAAACAAATAGTGCTTGAACGTCTTTAATTGTTATATAGGTGTTGTTAGTTCTATTGAGAAGGTTATTAATTTTTAATGTTTTTCTATTATCAAACTCACAAAAATAAGAATAATTATTATTAATATACGGTATATAATCAATGTAATATGATCTAGAATTCACACAAATCATGGAAGGAGGTGGTATATAGGATGGAAATTTAAAAATAATATCATCTTTATTATGTGTAATGAGACTAATATAATACAATTTTTTAATATTACAACATACCATTTTCCGTCCAAATAATGTATTATTCCTCTTTAATAATTTTAATTTGGCAAATAATCTAACTCTATTTAATAATCTAATATCATCTTCATATGAATACCTAGCTAATAAATATAGTTTGATATACGGATTAAATATTTCATGAAGTCTACTTTTGGGGAAGTTCGAATCTATATGTAATAGCTTATTTAATATCATGGTATTATTATTGTAATATAGGATCATTTCTAAAATATATTTGTACTTTTGTATCTCAGACAAATTGTGACAATTTTCTATAATATAATCCTTAATAATAAACTGGTTATATATTTCATAATTTTTTAAATTAAAATTCGCCTGAAAAAAACGAGAAAATAATATTGGCATTGGAATTTTAGAATTAGATATAAAAAAATATATATTATATAAATCAGTTTTTTTAAATGGCTTGTTGTTCCATGGATTTTTTATCAATGTAGGCTCTGGGAAAAAATTCACATCATACGACAATGACGCGTTAATTATGCGTATCAAATCTGATATTGAAAAAATATATTTTGTATTTTCATGAATAATATCGATCTTCAAAGATTTATTGTAACTAGATAAATCACTAAAGTTGAGATCTAACTGAGTGTCTAAATATCGTTTACTTTTAAATAGTAGTACTCGTTTGAATTTTACGAGTGATAGATATAATGACTGAGCCTTACAAAATAGATCTAATAATTTATTTCTAGAATATTCTGAGACAATTGAATTAAAAATAAAATTTTTAAGTATGAAATATTTGAATTCAATAAACTTGGCATGGGTTTCATGTATCTTGGATTTGGGTGTATACGAACAAAAACGATTTACAAATAAGTCTATAATAGCCTCGTCGTTAATATGATATTTATTTATAGAATGACTTTTAAATACATGTGATATTATTTGTTTATAAATATTCATGTACTATTACTTATTATATTGTTTATTATCTTTATACAATAAACAATATGTTATTATACCTACCCATATACATATTCATCTAAAATTCAATTTCGTAATCATCGTCATCTCCTAAGTCAACCTGTTTTATATTAATAGCATTGTTATTAATAGTAAGATTTTTAATTCCGCAATATAATTCACTACTTTGACCTGGCTCATCGTGATCCAATACGGATCCAGTATCTTCTTCTTTATATTCATCGGCCTCATGCTCCATCATACCATTAATATCAGCCAATACCTGAAAAGCAGATGTACCAAAATAACCTTGTTGTCCACACATTACATTAGCGGATACACCTCGCATAGGGTCTAATTCAGCATGTCTAGCTGCCTTTAAGAACATTTCAGGCGTCTCTTCAAATGAGGCCTTTGCAATAGGACCAATATCATCATTATTAATTCCGTGTCTGAATATAGATATCATCTTCGATTTATAACACATTCGGTCACACAACATACTTAAATGATGGTAATTAATATAAGTACTATCAAACTCAATAACTTCAGTTAGTTCTGTGAATATCGCATTTCTAGCAGCTTCAATTCCAAATGTACGGTAAATTTCTTGAATATCATTACTAACTGTTTTAGATGCGTCTATAAAATCGAGACTTAAAATCTCAAGTAAATTTGTACCTACCGTGTCTAGTACCCAACATTCACGCTTGTTATATCTGCCTTCTTCGAGGATAACACTGTCCGTAATTTTTCGCACAACTACCTTTGAAATATTCTTTACTCCACTCAAAATAATATTGTTGAGTAGATTGTCTTGAAAATTCTTCAGAATATAGATTTGGTCTGACTGATCTAATGAAGTTGTTTTATTAGCCTTTTTCTTACTAGTCATTACATTATTTAAACGAAGACGGAATATTAATTTATCAGAATTATAATCAGAATAAACACACTGTACTTCGTTTTCGAACGAATTGTTAATAGCAAAGTTAATGTCATCCATAGTAATGTTTTTATCAAGCATAGATTCTTTATCCATCTCCATTCTAATTATCCACTTGGATTTTGCCTTAGAGTTAGCTGTATCATACCCGACACAATCAGATACTAATCTTTCAAACTCGTAGTATTGGGTAAGAGAGCTGATATCGTCTTCTATTAGACTATTTAAATCATCTGGATCAAAACATATTTCAACAGAACTTACGATTTCCTTCATCTTGGTATGTTCTATTTCTGAAATATATTTTTGAACTGATTCGCGACTTCCGTCTTGTTCTTTTGGTAAATAAATAGTAACGGAGGGATTTTTAGGATTTTCAGACAATGATAATATTTCTTCAATTCTGGGTACACCACGAGTTACATTTGACTTGGACGCTACACCAGCAAAATGGAATGTATTCAAGGTCATCTGGGTGGTTGGCTCACCGATAGATTGTGCGGCTATCATACCAACCATCTCACCTGGTGCGACCAATGCGTTTTTGTAAACGCTCGTGATCATTTCGAGTAATGAAATTACAGACTTTCTATTAAATCGTTTAACAAGTAGCAATTCTTTTGGTGATAAATAATAATAGTAAAGTACCTTAAATAATTCAGTAGGTGGTACGTAATAACTTTGTTCAAGTTTGTTAAAGTTGTGTTCTATTAATTGAAATACTTCAAGTGGCGTGATATCTACCATTGAATTTTTGTTGATATGTTGTAATCCTTGAATATTACTAATAATAGTCTGAAAGGATACTGGGATGTGGACCATTTTACTATCAGTATGTTCAAATATATTGCTAACAATCTTTTCACGCAGTTCAATCATGTAATTAATATAACCTTGAGTTTTTTCAATCAATTTAGAAGTTTGTTTTTCCATACGAATTACGGCCCCCTTGGTGTATGTAATCATAAAGACATTATTATTGTCTTTTTCACTGGGAATATGATAATGTACATATATTTCTTCCAAACTCATGGATACTAATGGTAATAACTGATTTTCAACTCGAACTGTATCGACCCCGTCATCGCCATAGCTAAACTGAACAATTCGTTGTTTATTATTACGAACAGTCATGTCATACTCCACTTTCAAGTCTTCAAGACCTTTAATAAGTCTTCGTTGAATATATCCAGTCTGGGATGTTTTAACAGCAGTATCAATTAAACCAACGCGACCACCCATGGCATGGAAGAACAATTCTTCAGGTGAAAGACCAGAAATGAACGAACTTTCGACAAACCCGCGCGCTACAGGTGAATCATCATATTTGGTATAATGAGGTAAAGTACGGTTTTCAAATCCATATGGAATGCGTTTACCGTCAACAGTTTGCTGTCCTAAACATGAAATCATTTGTGAAATATTAATATCACTACCTTTTGATCCAGCATTTACCATGATTACAAACCGATTACCCTTTTCTAGACTTTTGCGTCCAATCTTACCTGCTTCATTCGTGGCATTATTAAGAATATTTGTTACTTGTGTTTCAAACTCTTCTTCGTTTGTTTTACCAGTTTTGTTTTCAAAAATGCCAAGATGTGTTTGATCAATTAAATTTTTAACCTCCTTCTTCTTATTTGTAATTGTGGTGGCAATTTTCTCATTAGTAGACTTGTCCGCAATTAAATCACTAATACCGACACTAAAACAACTAGTCTTCATATATTCAGTTATAACATTTTGTAAATTATCTATGAAATCCGCCGCAGCCATGTTTCCAAAATAATTACATACTCGTTGTAACAATCCTTTTCCCCCAGAACCCAGGACCCCCTTTTCAAGTTGTCCTCTAATATATTTTCCACCAACAACTTCAAACACATTATTGGATTTATTGTAATCTTCATCATCTCCAAATAACTTTGTTTTGTATTTCATGGTAATCGGAGGCATGATTTGACTTAAAATATCAAAGCTAGAAATTTCCTTGTTTTTCTTCAACAAACTCGTATTTATTTTATTAAAAGCCATTAATAAATTCATGGCAGCTAGCTGATCAAACTTTATATTTGGTCTTGTAAATCTATATGCTCCAAGAAGCGAATCTTGGAACACACCGACAATAGACGCATTATTCGCTGGACTAATAATTTGGTATGGCACTGCTGCCAAATTTTTCAATTCTGCCTCGGACTCTTCATCCTGGGGCATGTGTAAATTCATTTCCATTGTTCTTCTATGTCTCCATAGAAGCCGGACTATACCTTGTGCCTTATCTGGTTGATTAAACCTTCATTTAAGACCCGTAACCGTCTAGTCTCTGAACCTTCTCCATATCCTATCATAACGGACTT